CTTCGGGAGGAGCCAGCTCTCCCTCTTCCAGCTTTATGAAATGGACGAACGTTCGTCCGAACGACTCGCCATAAGTCTGAAGGAATTCGACCTGGGAGTAGTTCCCTAACAGGCGAATCCCCTTCCCTGCCCAGATGGAGTCAACCGCGTCCGCAATATCAGAGGTGATAATGAACGGGTCCTCTTCGATGTCGGATGCTCGGGTAGTACCGAACTCCATGATCATCGCATACGACACCGAATGGGAGCGAATCTGCATCCAGTGTATGGGAAATATAGGTTCATATGAATTGTCAGTAATCCCTGTGAACCCATCCCAATATTCAATCAGGAAATCAGCGAGAATCCAGTGATCCTCCGTCTCTGATAGGGAATTGTCGAAGACCCAATCGACATCGACATCTAGCCCCACGACTACTAAATAGCGACCCGGCTCTCGGAACAGGATCTCTCGGGTGCTGTCAGGATTGACATATGCGAGTGCCTCATCGCCGTATGCCAGCTCCCAATGATAGATGTCGTCCCCAAAGTTGTACGCATCCGTCTTCCTCAGCCAGAAGCTCACCGTTCTCAAACTTCCCGCACTTCCACAGTCACCCTCCAAGGCCACGCTGGTAGGTCCAGACGCCGACGACACCCCATGCGCCTCGCCATAGGCCTTCAGCGCCACCCCCTCGAATTGGACGTGAATGTCCAGGTCCACCCCCGACGGGTCCAGCTCGAACGGGTTCATCGGGAGGGTCATAAGTGAGCCAATGTCATGTCGTCCACGTGGAACACAGATGTCTGCGCCGTCCTGACAAACTGCAACTGAAGCACGTACCCCTTGTACTGAGCTGACCCCGTCTCCTCGTCCACACGCCCAGCATCAAAAGGCAACTGAGCCGTGTATTGCTGGTAACTCGACGAAAAGGAGGTCCACTCTACCGGAGCAGCGCCAGCATAGGACGCGCCACCGAAGGGGTCGAGGTGAGACACCCTCCAAAGCGACACCCGTACGGTTCCGTTACCTGAAATGCGCTTGATCCAAGCCGACACCTCAATGCTGTCCCCATCGTCCGCCAGGTTCGTGAAGCGCAACTGAGGGAGGTGGCTGCGAGTAGGGGCAGCCAATATCGGGAACAGCAATATCAACGCTCCACTACCAGGCCGCGTCTCCACCCTCAAATGATACGACCCCGACCGGGGGTCCGAATCCAAAATTCTGGCGTACCCGGACGGAGTTGAACTCCCTTGCGGGGTATTAGGGTCACCGATGTACTGGAACACATGGACGTTGTCTCGATCTCCATCGAAAGCCTGATGGTCGACCCAATCGGGATAGTCGGGCCAGAACAGATACCGGGGAAGGGCAAGGTTCGACGCCGAGGCAGGAATCAGGCCCGCCTGGGGCGGGTTGCCCCCCTGCTGGCTGAGCTGTTTCTCGAACCCACCATCGGGAAGAATGTTCACTCCAGTGAGCTTCTCCACCGTCGTTTTCTCTTCCGGTGGATCAGCCAGTCGCATGAACATGACGTCGCCACCCAATATCTGGACTTCGGCCTCACCGCGGGCCATGATCGCATCAACAAAAAAGCTCAGAACATGATCCTGGAAGAGGGGCATGATCCCGTCAGGCCATATGAACTGCACGGAAGACCAATTCAGATCGAAGGAATACCAACTGTCATCCTCGTGGATAATGTCGTTGAAAACATCCACGCTGGCGTTGAAATGACTCGGCTCAATCGACAGACCCCACCCCACTGACGCCGGATATGTCACCTGATTGAACTGGTCTAAGAGCCGACCCACGCACTGGACATTCACCTGAACGAAGTAGTACCCCTCCTTCTGGTAGGTGAATTCGAACCCGTCGAAACTCACCAACTCGTTGGGGTCGGAAACTCGGGTAAAGGTCAGGTTCTCCCACAAGGCGTCCTCTATCGGGTCCACCGAATACACCGCAACCTCGGACGCCCCCCCAAGGGGTCGTACCTTGAACCATAGGTACGCCCCCACATACATGCCACGCTCGTCAGTAATCCACTCAGACACCCCCACCGTCAAGAAAGGGGGGACTCCCCCCACCGCCTTTCGACTAGATCCCGACCAAGTGAACTCAGGCGGCTCTTCGTAGGCGCGCCCAAACCAGTACGGTCCCTGGATTGCCTCGCCGCATCCCTTGACGTTGAGGTCGAACGCCACCTTCTGACGATCGGCCCAACCGCGCCGATCAATCTCCCGCTCGATGGCAGTGCGACTGACTTCCTGCTGTCTCATTCCGGCACGAAGACAGGAGGACCACCGCCACCGGAGAAGATCCCGGAAGCAAGGTCGTCTGGCGTACAGCAGATCTCGAAATGCATGGGGTCAGCGGTAGAACCACTCCAATTGCCGCCCCACCGAAAGATTTTCTTACCACTGTTCGTGCGAAGGGCGGTGGCTCGCTGGGCCACACGGTATGAGACGTGACCTGCCGGGGCCTTACGGCCCTGAGGTAGGACGCTCCAGTCGAAGTCGACCGCGTGCCCCCACGCATGGTTGGACCACGTATTCGATGTCGACCCATCAGCCCGTACGATCCGTCGATAGGAGTACCCGCCGACCTGAGTCGGGAACCATCCTTCGTCCTCGAAGATCTCCGCCAGACGCTCCCAGGCAGCAACAGTCAGGCGATGGACTTGCACGGGCTTCCCCAGGAAATTGATGCGCGTCTGCTCCCGGCCATTAGGCGGAGGAGGCCCCCAGTAACTCCGCTTGGCCGACTCCGAACAGTTGAACGCGCTACCCCCCGACGGAGCGCCACCCCCCGACGGGGCGCTTCCGCCCTGCACACCACCGATTTCGAATTCGGACGCCCAGTCGATGCTGGGCCACACCAGCGGCGGGGGATCAGGGAAGAGCGACTTGAGGTCTTCGTCGAGCCTTGGGACATCGTCGAGATTGGAATCTGGAAGGACGAAGTTCTCCCAGCCCTCCGGCCAGTTGAGCTGCCCGCCCCCACCCTCCTCGTCGGGGATCTGACCGATGCTATGCAGGTAGGCGAAAAGCGCCGGATGCATATCGGAGTAGTTCATTAGCCACTCACGGTCGGGTCCGTTGCCCAGCCAGTGAGTGTCGATGTCCATGTACCAGGTGCCAGCTTCGAGGTCCATCTGCGAGCGGTAGCCCTCGATGTAGTGGACGTATACCTCTGACGTCATCCGCTCAGTGATACGCACCTGGTCGTCGACCTCGAAGGCTGGATTACCAGGGATGCGGAAGCGGCTCTTCCGGTAAGACCAGTGAATCCACAGGCTGAGGAGGTAGGCGAACTTGTCAATCTGCGCACGAGCGTCAGGATCGTCTGCCTTGCCAAAGGGATAGTTACTGATGAGCATGACCCGTTCCTGGCCACCGACGAGAGCGAGGTCAGAGATTTCTGTGCCCGGTTCGGATTCGCCAATAGCGAAGCCAGGCCGGTACGCACGGGCGAGGCTCGGGTCGTCAGCCGACACAACAATGATGTCCGACCGGAGATTGGTGTCGTCGACGGTGACCCCATAGTCGAGGAGAACGTTCTCTTCACTGACGGTACGGACGCTGTAGTCCCCCACATAGCCGACACCACGGACGTAGTTGCCAGTGCGCCAAATATTCGGAGGTCGCCACTGGATGCCGCCTGCCGAATCCACGACGAAGATGAACCCGAGGATCTCCTTCACCTGGTTGATGCCGTCCATCACGCTCTTGTTGTCCCAAAACGACGGCGGGATGCAGTAGGGGTCCACAGGGTAAGCTCCGCTGTGGAAGAAGTCGCCCCACACCCGACCACGCGCCGCCCCCTCCGACCAGCTCGTGAGCAACGGGTCCGGCCTGGAGGTGTTCGGCCAATAGAACCCCGACCACGCACAAAGCAACTTGACGATGTCCGTGTAGTCCTCGATATTGCCCTCCACGGCGACGGGCTGGTCGAAGACATCGAACACTTGTATATCAGCCACAGCCACGCGCCAGCCCACGTTCTCTTCGTCGCCGTAAGAGGTGAGGTTCAACTCAGTGAAGGTGAGCCGAATGGCCTCCACCTCATACCGCTGATCCAACTCGATGACCTGGTAACCCTCGTGGTAAGTGGTACTGCCCTTCTTCACCACATACGGGATGTCAGCTCCGTTGTCGGGGAATTGGTCGCTCGCCACATAGGGGATGGTCTTGTCCCCCAGCCAGCGCATTTCTCCCGGCTTCGGAGGTGCGGCCCCCTCGACGTAGGGACGCCCGTAGAGGGAGACATAGACGATGTACCCACCGCTGTAGATGTTGGTGAGCTTCTGATACCACCGGATGCGCTTGACCGGCTGACGCCTGGACGCCCAGTCGTACCCGACGCCGAACTGAATCCACTCGTAAGCGTCGTCGCGGTCATGGCTGGGATACCCGCCCGACAACCAGTACGTCGAGGGATTGCCGTCGAAAGCGTCCATATACCGATGGCCGTGAATGGTCCCCCCAACGCCAACTCGATACTGGGTCGAAGTCTGAAGCCCGGCGGGACTCGTATAGGGCCGCACGATGTTGGGGCCTGGCAGAGGCTTGAGGACTTCGCCGTCCGCGCAGAACTCCAGCGGGTACTTGTTGAGAGGGACGATGGGTGGATAGAGGCGCTGCTCGATGAGGAGCTTGGCGAGGTCGCGAGCCGTGATCACGATATCGCCGTCTGCCCTGAACTCGACCCGATCGATGAGCCAGACACCAGTCAGGACTAGCCTGCTGTCCTGGCTCGGCAGCAGTGCCCCGTCACTGCCGTACCCCTGAAAGGTCCAGATGACCCGGTTGGGGATGAGCAAATCGACCCACTTTGAAGAATCGTGATCCCAAGGGTTGATGCCATCGATGTCTCGGGCCACCCCCCGTCGGAACGTGTAGAAACCTGGCTTGCCAATCTCCCGCAACTCGCGTCGCGTCCGGCCAGGACCCGTAGGTGGGGCTGGAGCATTGTGGCGCTGGTCGAGGTTGTCGCTGGGATGCGCCGCCGTGAAGTTCTTGAGGGTCATGTTCATGGTGGCGGCGTCCGCATTGAGGCGGCGATCGATCTGGATCGAAGAAATGTTCGGAATCTCGATCTGGTTCTCGGTCGCCGCCGTGAAGAGCAGCGTGCGATAGTTCTCAACCTTCGTAAGAACGTTGCGGGAGATTGTGGCCCGCGTTACAGGTCTGTTCTCCCCAATGAAGCGGCCTGACTGCCAGACCTCCCACATCCACTCTGGTATCGGGTTCACGTCACCTCCAAGAAAGTGATGGTGTAGTTGTACCGATCCCTATTGGTGGCTCGATGAAGACGCTCCCATTCCACTTTCTCGATGAGGATGTTGTACTCGTTCCCACGATCATCCGTCAAGACGAGGGGCCACCACTTGGCAGCCCACTCGTCAAGGTCGGCCTTGAACTCCGCCGTGGTAACGGCACCCGACATCGAACCCTTGCCCACGTCGTCAGCACCGCCAAAGAAGACGCGCCCACCAGACGGAGCTGTCGTCAGGACCGTAGTGATGCGCGCAGTCCGGCTTGGTGGCTTGAACTCACGTGGGTTGATGGGGAAAGTGAAGGTCTCCGGTGTACCCGTAGACAGGTCGGTCAAGGTCCAAGCTACTCGCATGCCTAGAAGCTCCCTGGGACGAAGGTGGCCCCACCGGTTCCACTCCTGCGGAACTCAGTGGAAGCGACATCTCCGAAGTGGTCGTCGATGATCCGGATCACCGCTTCGAGGTCGACCTCACTAGAGACCTCGATAGTGACGTTCTGCTGTCGGTTGTCCATGTAGTTGACCCCCATCTGGTCCGCCGCCAGCGCCCGGCGCACCTCGAACAGAGTGGGGAGGCGAATCTCGGTCGGGATGTTGAACCCTGCGTCGAAAGCCTCCTCAGCGGACTCCTCCAGGCGACGGATCTGGAGTTCGATCTCACGCCAGATCTCCTCGCCCTGACGCGTCGTCCGGTCAATCCCTGCCTGGAGTGCCCGGAGGGCATTGATGTAGGCCTGACGGCTGATCTGATCCGTCTCGAAGAGGAAGTTGAGGTCGTCCAGGCGCTGGTCGTAGAAGGCCCGCTGTGCCCGAGCCTCAGCCTCCGCCAGGTCCCGCTGTGCCCGAGCCTTCTCCAGCTCACCAACAGCGCTCTGGAGCGCCTGCTGCGCCTCAACCACATCGAGGAAGGCCTGCTCCAACGTATTCGTCAAGTCCGAGGCATTGCGCCGGTTGAGGTCGGCCAACTCCAGGGCCAGCTCAGCCAGTCGCTGACGTGCTCGCAGGACGTTTAGCTCAGCCTCATAACTCTGCTGAGTCTCCGCCCCACCCAGGGCCGTGATGGTCGCCAGCTCATCCTGGGCTGCCCGCAGCTCCGCCTGAGCTGCACGGATCTCATCGCCGACACCAGCGGTGAGGCGGAAGAACGCTGCCCGTCGAGCGGCCTGTGCCAGTCGCATCTGAGCGATCTGGTTGCGGATCTCAATCTCTTTCTCGCGGATGTATAGCTCGTCGTGGCCATAGGCGCGCAACCAGGCAGCCTCCGCCCGCAGGACGGCGATGTTCGCCTGGATCGCAGCGATGTTGTCGAGAGCCGAAGCGCTCCCCAGGACCGACAGACGAGCACGGATAGTCGCCTGCTCCTTCCGGGTCTGAGCGATCTCTTCCTGGACTGCGTAGTACTCCTGCTCATCTTCGAGGCTGTCGAAGCGCACGATGCCTTGCGCCCTTTCGGCTGCCGTAAGCTCTCCTACGAGCGCTTCCTGGAGTGCCTGGAGTGCGGAGATCTGATCGTCGAAAGTCTTCGCCCGATCTGCCGCCATCCTGAGCCGTGCTAGCGCCTCTTCCCGGATGGCGGTGGCCAACTCCCGCTCCAGTCGCGTGACCTCGTTCATGAGGCGTCTGATCAGGATCGGCTTATCAGAGTGCTCGTCCTTCGCTCGTTCGAGGAAGCGCTTGGCAACGCCGAGTTCGGCGCTGAGACGGGGGATGTTGCCCTCTGCGAGGCCCGCCAACTCCATGGCAAAGGCCCGGTGTTGCTCGAAGATCTGAAGCTCCTGGGACTCCAAGTTCCGCAGCTCATTTTCGAGGCTCTGCCGATCCTGGGGATCGAGGTCGAAGCTCTCCAACTGACCACGCACCCGGTCCATCTCGGCACGGATGTCACGAGCCGCCTGGCCGAATCCGATGCGACCTATCTGAAGGTTGTGGGCAACGGTGGCACTAGTCTGACGGATCTGGTCGATCCATCCTTCCAACACCTGTTCGGTCCCGCCGACGACCACAGCATCCAGCTCCAACGCAAGGTCACCCACGAGCGCCCACAGGTCACCGATCGCCTCGATACGACGTCGCTGGCCCGAGCCTGGAGCCTCCCCTTCCTGGTCCTCGAACAGGCCCTGGCGAGTGGCTTGCTGAAAGGCCAGGAGACCGGCGCGGAACTCTTCGAAGTTGCGAGCAGCTTCCTCGAAGCGACGCGCCTCTTCTTCGTTGAAGCCCGCCGCAACCCTTTCGAGTTCAGAAATCTGTGCCTCAAACTGAGCGAACCTCTCCCTGAGGATGGCCGCGCGAATATCTGTGGCCCGCCTCCAAAGCACCTGGTTCTCTGCTCCGACCTTATCCACCTGATGAAGGGCGGTGAAAATAAAGTCTCGGACACCAAGAAAAGGGTTGTCGAGATTGGCAGATATCGATTCTTCGACCTTGGCCAGATCCTCGTTCAGTGCCTCGATCAGAGCATCGGAAAGGCCGATCTCAATGCCCTGTGCTCGACTCTCATTGATGATCTCCTCGGCACGCTTTCGGGTCTCTGGAGTGAGGCCGAGACCCTGCTGTGGGTCTGCTTCCTTACCAAGCGTCTTGAGAACCTCGATCAAACCGCCAATCGTGAGCGTCGCACCGAGAGCGGCGGCAGCAACGACGCTGAGCTGGCCAATGCGAGTCGTGAGCTGGCCAAGACGAGAGGCTGCCAAACGAGTCGTAACGGCAGTCATGCCAGCAGATATGCCACCCGCCGCCCCCGCCGCTGCGATATTCCTAGCCCCAGCCATCATCGAGGCTGTCGCCGTCTGCACGGCCACAGACATACGGATCGTCCAGGCGTAGAGGGCAGCCTGCATCGTCGTCAGCGCAGAGATGCCTCCGGCAAGACGTGCAGTGCTCGCCGTCGCCCCGGACAAAGCCGACGCTCCCCCCTTGAGGGTATCGAAGAATCTCTTCGCCAGCGCTGTTGCCCCCACTCCAGACGCGAGGGAGGTTGCTATGCCACCCACCCCACCTTCGGAGCGCAGGAATGCCCGCCCACCCTGGACGAAGCCGGGCACAGTAGCTGCGAACCGCATGGTGGAAAGAACGCCTTGCAGGGTCCGCGCTGCCACCAGGAGCGACAAGAACTGGCCGAGCACGTCGCCCAACCCGGTGTCGAAGAAGGGCACCCTGATCCGATTGAGAATGTCCACGACGTCTTGTACTCGCCGAAGGATGCCGTTCAGGGCAGCCAAAGCGAGATCCAACCCATTGAGAAGGACTCGGATAGGCTGCAACACCCCGAGCTGCTCCACCTCTTGAGCGAGCTGCTGGAACTTAGCGGCGATCGAAGCCATCAACTCGGAGACTGTTCGTTCGAGGAACCGGAACCTCTCCTCGGCAGCGCCTGCCCCCCGATTGATCTTATCGACAGCCTCTTGCTGGAGTTCACCAGTGCCAAGGAGTGGCGCGACGAAAGCCGTCTCCCGACGCTGGCCGATAATCTGAGCGAGAGTGTTCTGAAGGGCGTTAGCGGCCTCCGGGGACTCCCGTCTGATCCTGGCCAGCTCTTCGTTGATGCGAGAGAGGGCATTCTCTCCTGTCCTGAAGTCTTCGTAGGTCAAGACGAGGTGCTCATTGGCCGCGGCCAAGTTGAGCAACTCGTCTCGAATCTGCGGGTTGGTCAACTGACCAATCGAGCGCCCCAATCTGTCAGCGGCAGTTGATCCGGTAACGCCTGTCCGCTGGATGACGAGGGCCAGAGCCGCCTGAGTCTGAGCAAGAGAGAATCCCTGAGATGCGAAGAGTTCCGCCAGACCCGCCGAACCTTCGATCGTGTCCTCGACCGCGATACCGTATTGCTGCTGAAGAACGACCGCCCCGTCCAGCACCTGCATATACAAGCGCGCCGTAGCGATCTGACGCTCCTGAGCATCCAGAGAATCGTCTAGCGTCTGCCCGTAAGACTCAGCCACCGCAGTCAGGGCGCGAAGCGCTTCGCTTTGATCGATGGTGGCGATCTTGGTAGCCAAAAGCTGGGCTTCTGTGGCGATCATGGCCGCATCGACATCGCTGAAGCGACTCACCATCTGGTAGGCAGCGGCATTGGCCTCGGAAGGCAAGACGTTGAATTCGTTGGCGAGGTCGATCACTCGCCGTCGCACACCCTCCAACTCAACCTCGAACTCGCGAGTCCCTCGCACCGCCCCTACGTCGAATTCAAGCGCTGATCCGATATCGGCGAAGCTGCGCTCGACCTCGATCATCGCCTGGAAGAACTCTCGGGCCAGCCGCTGAGCGGCGAAGATGAGGGACCCGGAAAGGGCGAACTGGAGGGTGGCCCGGAACCGCTGGCCCACGCCCTGCAAGGCCCCCAACAACGTTCGTTCGAACGCTCCCAGGCCTGCGAAGAGGTCTTCGGTACTCAGGACGTTCGGTATCTCAGCCCGCGCCACACGCTGCATGCCGCCCAGCAGAGAGTCCAGCTCCGCACGAAGCTCAGCTACGCGAGCCGCCTCCCCCTCAGGGGTCAGACCCTCTGTCTCCAAGGCACGTGCCTGGTCGAGCAGGTTCTGCACCGCATCCGGGAGATCGAGGCCCATGAGACGGTTGATCTCTTCAAGTGGCTCGACCTCCAGATCCACCAAAGAGGAATTCACCTGGTTGAGCCGCTCCAGCAGCTCGCCCATCCCCACTGCCGCACCGCCACGCTGCTCGATCTGAGAGATACCCTCCAGCACACGCATGCGCTCTTGCTCTTGATTGGCAAGGGTCTGCTCCAGGACAGTCTGATCCCGCAAGAGGGAGTTGAGTTCGGCTACCGCCGCCGCGCGCCTCCGATCAAACTCGGCCTGCTCCTCAGCAGTCATCTGCCTGAATCGACCAGACGCACCACGAGGCTGAATGCGCTGATTGGCGCGCTCGCGAGCCTGGAGTATCCTCCCCTCGACCTCGGCCAACTGCTGGCGGGTGCGAAGGATGTCACGTGAAAGGCGCTGCTCCTCCTGGAAGAGCCGGGCACCGACGTTCTCCGGCGTCTGATCCTGAACGGCCTCCCTCGTTCGCTGGATCTGTTCCAGGAGCTGACGACGACGCTCAAGCAGCTCGTTACGCCGCTGCTCGATCGCAGCCTGGAAGTCCGACCCGCCGACCTGGAGCCGCTGGATAGCCTCCAGGAGCTGACGACGGGTCTGGATCGACTGGCTAATCGCCGCCTCGTCAGCCTTCTGTGCCGCTGCCACCCGAGCATTGGCGCTGGCTATGTACTCGCTGAGCTGACGCTCCTGCTGGAGCCGCTCCAGCTTGGTGTTAGCGATCTGCTCTTCGAGTTGGGCCTGGCGCTGCGCAGCCTGTTCCCGCTCGCGGGCAATCTCTTGCTCGACCCTCGGAAGAGTGACGTGCTCGTCGACACCGGGAATGCGAACCGCAGTACCAGTCTGCGCCCTGGCGCGGGCCTGCTCTAGGGTGGAAAGACGTTGGGCACTCTCCTGGCGAACCTGCTGGAGAGCCTGCTGAAGCGCCCTGACCCGCTCAGTCGTGGCGTCGATCGAGGCCCGATACTGTTCGACCTGAGCACGAGCCTCTTGATCAAGGGCCTGGATGTTGACGCCCTCGGACCCCATGGCGCTCAAGCGCTGACGAATCTGATCGAGGCGCTGGAGAAAGGCGTCTACCCGACCGGCGAGTCGATCTAGCGACCCGCTGTCGGTGAACTCAAATTGGAACCGATCGGGCATCTTGGTTCGGGGACTCCAGTAGCTTGTTGCCCATCATTGGGACTTCTGTGCCACGTTCGTACGAAGAACCCTTCTTGTTCTTCGACTCTCGTCGTTTTCGTACGTCCTCGAACCACTCATCGAGCAGGTCTCCGCTCCACCAGATCCAGCGAGGCGGGACCTCATCCTTGTTGAGGTGTTCGTACCACGATAACACCTGGAGTGCCCCACTAATGGCCTCAACCAAGTCCCACGGAGCATCTTGGATAGGTTCGTCGAGGAACGAATCGAGGGTCCCTCCCACCCCCTTCGCAACCCTTACTAGGGTCAGGAAGGAGGGGGAGTGGGCGAGTTTTTTATATCACCCGCCATCTCGATCTGGTCGTATGCGTTGAAGAGCTGCGTCTGAATCTCCAGGGGCATGTCGAGCAGCTCTTCCACCGACTCGAAGTACAGCTTGGAGTGGTCATCAATTCGGCGCACCGCCTGATAGATCATGTTCGTGCGAAACTCAGCGAACCAGACCATCTCGGATTCGGCGTCGACGTACTTGTTGAAGAGCTTCTTTCTCAACTCCTCGGGCGTTCCTTCGCTGGCCACCTGGGCGCGGTAGTCGTCCCTGAGCACGGTCTCGCGTTCGGCGACCTCAGCCTGAAACTGCTCCTCCAGACTCGCCAGCCGCTTGTATTCCTCGTTGCTCTCGAAGTCGGGAGTAGTTTGGTTCTCCTCTGCCTCACGGAGGATCTGGTCCTGGACCTCCAGGCGAGCATCCAGGAGAGAGAAGTACTTCTCGCCATCCTTGCCCCAGTCCGACCCGATCTCGGGGTTGAACAGGACTTCGTTGGTGGCCTGACGCCTAAGCTCAGTGCTCCTGCCGCGGACCAACTCTTCGATGACCTCCTCAATATCCATCTCCTGGATTTCGAGAAGCATGGCCTGGTGCTCGGCGCTGTCGGGACTGAGAAGCTCCGCTCGCCTGCGCGCCTTCTTCGTGCGAGCTTTCCTCAAGGCATAGTCGCGCTGAGTGCTGGAGGGCTTGCGAATCCAGACCTCGATGATCGGATTCTCTTCGTCGCCCGTCTCGATCTTCAGCTCCCGACCCTTTATGAACAGATCTCGAAGGTGCGGGACACTCTCAGTCGAGGTCTTCGACATTCATCCATCCTTCCTGCGAACGTTGTTGAGGATAGCAAGAAGGGACACCCGAAGGTGTCCCTTCCCGTTCCCTTTACCTATTGCCTGTGAGGTTCAGGGGGATTTAGCTCAGGGGCTGCCAGGGCTGCCGCCAGGCTTGTCGCCCTTGTAGATGTCGAGGGAGCCGCCAGCCGAGTTGTAGGGGAACTCGACGTCGAGCTTCTGACCGACCTGACCCTGGATGGCCACCGGGTCGAACTGAGCATCCGGCACTTCCAGCGTCTGAAGCGTGTTGCCCGTAGCGGGGTCGACGATCTTGAACTGGAGCGGAAGCTGGGGCGGGTCCACGACAGCGTTCACGATGTCGGGAGAGGTGACACCGGCTGCCTGCAAGATTCGATCGAACAGGTACTCGGCAGTGTTGGCCCGCATGGTGAGGGTTCCGCTGACCTCAGGAACATCGAAGTCCTGGGAGACGATCTGCGGGTTGCCCAGCTCTTCGTCTCGCTCCAAGGTGGCTCGCCATTCCACGGTGGCCGACTGGAGACCCAGCCAGGTGACACCATCCACAGAAACCTGGACATTCCGACCCCGGATACCGGCAGGGGTTCCTGCGGCGACACCGGAGTGGACGCTCTGGGTGTACTGGGAGGTGGTGGCATGGCCGTAGATCACCCACAACAGGTCACCCGTATCAGGGGTGATGTCGATCAGGGTGAGCGCCGAGGCCGTGTTGGTGAAGTCGGTGCCATGCCGGAGACGCCGATAGGCGGACGCCGAAGCGTCATAGAACATGGCCCCCAGGACGTAGAGGTCCTCACCGTCGATGACCGTCTTGAGCGCAGGCCCGGCGAGACCGCCCGACCCATTGCCGAATGTAGCGACACCACCGACGATGTCCGAGGCCTCGAACTCCTCTCGGTACACATCGCCAGGGACGTAGTAGATGGAGTCACCTCGAAGGCCTACGCTGAGGGAGGCGTTGTCGGTGATCGAGAAGTTGTAGGTGAGGGACTCGACCGTGAGGTACGGGATAGCGATCCCTCGCACGATCTCGAACAGGCCCGCACCCTTGAACGGCGACAGAATGTCGACAGGCCGGAGGTGAAGCTCCGGCTCGTACTTGGTGCCCGCTGGATCACCATCAGTGGCCCCAAAGAGGACCTTGTGGAGTTCAGTCGAGAAGTCCAGGGTTTCCATCTCGAACGAGAGGTCTGGAATATCCCTGACGAAGGCAACGGCTTCATAGTTGCCCAACTCATCGACACGTTCGCTGTTGACGTTGATACTTCCCGGACCCGCCGACTGAATACGGTCCACGAGGAACCCGTTGGCGGTATGGAGAATCTGCCCGGCCTTGATAGCCATGTGTTACACCCCTTCGACGAGGGTCATCCTTGCAGGGCAGAGTACCACAGCTTCGCTCGCACGAACATCTATCACTAAGTGATGTAATTCCCGAGTACAGTTTGGACGATCCGACGATAGTCTCGCCCGACGACCTGGCCGTCAGATCCGACGAGTTCCTCCCAGGTCTCGGTCAGGAAGTTCCGCCCCTCGATTGTGATCTCCTGCCTACGCACAAATGGCTCGCGAGCGAACCTCGCAGCCGCTCTTCTCCGCTCTTGACCCACTGCGCGCGCCCGAGCACGCCTGGAGGGGCGACCGGCCAAGATCGAGGTGCTCAGACCCCGAACCCGCAAGTAGTCCCGGTAGGTATGGAACACGTCATCGACAAAGATGCCCGTAGGGATCTGAGTCTGCCCACCAAACTCGACCATGCGCCAATGCTTGGCTCGTCGATCCAAGACGTCGAGATTGGGCCAACCGACACCACGGCCAACCGCTGAACCACCTACTCCACGCCCAGGTCCAGTATTGAGCGCCGAGCCTGTGATGGCTGGGCCAAGACGCCCTGTCAGGCGGGCATGAGGGCGACTGCCCCGTTCCTGGGGCCTGCGGGCTTCCCCTTGGAGCTTTTCCCGCGCTCGGCGTGTCAGCCTGGCTGCCAGGTTCCGGTTGTAGTTGTCGAACTCTGGCAAGAGGCGCTGAGTGTACTGAAGATAGAACATGAACATCGGGTTCTGTGCCGTGCGCGCCAGATTGGTATGAACTGAGATCGTGAAGTTATTTGCCACGGCCCGCCCCCACCGCCTCATGGATCTCGCCGATCTTCTCGGCCCAAATCTCGTTGATAGCCCCGGTCTCAGCTTTGATCATGTCCATACAGAAGTCCTGGAAGTCCCCCAGCACCTGGAGCACCTTCGCACGAACGTTGTCCCACTCCTGCTGGGAGAGGCGGGGCTTCACATCCCTCTCAAGCGCGGTGAGCAAAGTAGCCATAGCCCGCCGCCCCCTGATGTTCACGAGGTTGTGAGCGAAGCTGTTGTCGGGCTTTTCCATGGTCACGGCGACTCTCCAGGTGACTCTCCGGGGGTAAGAAATGGACGGTAGTCGACGAGGCTCACCGACACGGTGCGCCAATGCTTCTCGAAACTCTGGTTGACTGCCGGTTCTCGGGCATTGGCATCGTCGAGCACTTCGACCTGGAAGAGGACCGGCTCTTCAGGGTCTTCGTAGTCCCTGACAGGGAGATACTCGACAGCCATGCACCACTCCAGGATGTCTCCAGTGATTTGGCGGCTGATAGCGTCGGTCTCCCCGTAGAAATCGCAGAATATGACCATGTCGAAATCTCCGGCATGGTGGCCCAGCTCAGAAGGGAACACGTCGAGATCGCCCATGGAGATAGCCAGCGTGTTGGGAGCCACCGAACCAGGGTCATCAGGGAACCCGTCGACGATGACGATTGGCGAATGAGCGTCGTCGAGGTCCATCCACCCGAGCGCCTCCAAATGGTCGCTCAGGGCGCGATGGAAAGCCTCGACGATGAATCTGTCTCTCTTGCCACCAGTCGGCATGGTCACCAGGCGACCCTCTCTTTCTCACACTGGTCGCAGTCGCTGCATCGGAAGATCTCATGTTCGATCTTGGGCATCGGGCCGTTGGCGGAATGGTCTGTCATGGCGTGCTCGCAGAACTCGCAATCAGGCTGTGTCTTGCGCCTGGAACGTGGCCTGGAAGACAGGTATACCTCCGAGGCCCAAGGAGGGGCGCCAATACCGGAAGTGCCACTTCGTGTCCTTCGGCCCAACCGTCGCATGCGATGCTCCCTCCACTTCGGCGAAGTCACTCTCTCCTACGAACGTAAAGATCACCGTGGACCCATAGAAGTCCCCGACCTCCGTGAAATCAGCTCCTGTCCGTCCTATCGGAGCAGAGAACTCGAAGGCGCAAACAGGCTGTACAGGGTCCCTCTCGGTGATGGAATCGGGAGCCTTCCGGAAGTCCCAGGGCTGCCGCTCGGAGTCGTGCTGAGACCAGTTCACCTGCTTGGCGAAGTAGAACGTAGGACGATGAGAGGGGATCACCGGCAGGCCGAGAACCATCGTCTGGCGGAGCTGCTGGACCACCGACGACGGAACAGATGCTATGGCGGGTACGCCTCGATGGTTCTCGGCCACCTACGACCCCCTCAGGGATGAGCCGGAGCAGCCGCTGGGTTGCCCGGCGCAACTGTCGTGACAGCCTCACGCTCCACCACAGGAACGGAAGGCCGCTCGGTCAACTCGTTCACGCGCGCCTTGGCCATCTCGATCGAAGACGCACGAGCGTTCTGGACCACCAACTCCTCATACACCCGCTGGGCCACATGGAAGGAGTCGATCTTGGCCAGAAGCGATTCCAGTGGGACCTCGTCACCACCGATAGCCTCCAGGACCACACGCTCGATCTCCCGGTCAGTGACGGCGTTCGGCGACTCGATCTCGGCCATGTTGGTGTCACTGGCCTTACGGATAAGCTGAAACGTCCCATTGAGGAAGGGGTCGAGGGCCTTGGTCGCCGCCGCCTCCTGGTTCAACTGCCGCTCGATCGGCAACAGGGAGAACGTGCGCCCCCCCTGCACGAGAGTGTAGGTCTCGCGTCCCATGTGGTCGAGACTCTTGACATAGCGCATCCCCGCCGTGGTGTTGCGCCAGATCTCCACATCCTGCTGCGGTGTGGCCATTCGTCCGTCCTTTCGTTCGTGCGAACGACCCCAGCATAGCGAAGAGGCCCCCGAAGGGGCCTCCACGCTGTAGCTCGTTCTCCTCGGGTCTGAGGATTACGGGGCCTGAGAGGTGTCGACGATTCGCCGCACTCGCTCCGGTCGGTGGATGATGCCACCGAAGTCCTGACGGCCCTGGTAGTGCCAGTACCAGTCGGTGTCTTCCCAGTCCTTGGACAGGAGGCCACCGTAGAAGGCGAACCTTCCGGCGTTGTCGCCGACCACCCACATCTCGTTGGCGGGGAGGTGGCTGGCACCATCCTCGTCCTTCCAGTTGCGGGCCTGCACGATGGTGGCACCCCGGTAGCGACCGAGTCGGCCACGTGCCCGGATCTCTTCCTGGGCTTCGTCGGAGAAGCCGGGGAAGTCTGCGATCTGATCCACCATGGTGGACCGACCGTAGATGGTCACGGCACCGGACTCGGACTCGTCGGCCACCTCGCGGATGGCCTGGTTGAGCGCCGCCTGAGAGACGCCCGCACCCGAGATGTAGTACGGCGAGCCGTTCGGGATGGCAGCCTGGAGGAGGTTCTTCAGGGCGTTGGTGGTTCCCCAATCCAGACGCCGAACCGCCAGGTTGCGCAGCCGAGCCATGTTCTCGGCGTAGCCAGAGCGCAGCTTGTCCGCGAACTCGTACACGTGGAAACCCAGCGTGTCACGCGGCAAGGTGAGCGTCTCAGACACCAGGCTCGAAGCCTCGATGTGTCCACCCTTGGCGATGTAGAAGACCTTCAGGCCGGTCATCTCGTTGATGAAGACCCGGTCGTCGAATCCGACTCGTTCCACATTGACGATCTCGTCGAAGAACGATTCGAGTTCGAAACCTTCCAGGATCGACTCCGTCAGGAGACGTGCAGACTCCCGCTGGAACTCAGGCTCGTCCCAGTTGGCCCGCGCCAACTCGTTCACCTGTTCGACCAGCTTGCGGTACTCCGCTCGCTCTTCGGGTGTGCGACCCTTGTTGTCGAGAAGCTTCTTGAGACTCATGACTCCTCCTTTACACCAGCATCTCGGCGTCGCACACACCGAGATCGTGATCGACGTGGGTGACTCGGAGGATGGCCTCGGCAGGCACGGAGGTCTTAGCCCAGTAGTTGTTGGCTGCGTCCCAAGCCAGAAGGTCTCCGACCGCCAGGTCCTTGCTACCGTGGTGGCCGAGGTCGGCAACCATGATGACCTCCCCCCGGTCGTTGGGGAAGTTCAGGCCCGGCTCGGTCGTGCTGGCCTCCGTGTTGCGGAACCAGACCTTCACCCCAGGACCAGAAAGCATCTGGACCATCCGTCCCGGAGGGGCCGTGTCGTAGTCCTGCAAGAGCGTGCCCGCTGCGGCCCCCTCGTAGGACTGCGAGTCATGCTCGTACCAGAGGATGCCGACCTTGTGGTGGTCGAGACCGCCACCACCGAGCGCACCTTTTCCGGCAGCGATCTGGCGAACCGCCTGGGGGTCCGAGGTGGAGCTGGGGTCGAGTTCGACGCCTGTGCCCAGCCGCAGGGCAGTACCCGAAGGTGCCCGGTAGCGGGCCTCACGAACCAGGTTCGTGAAACGCCGAATGCCGAAGTTGCGAGTCGTGGTGCTGGAACCCATGACTTAACCTCCTACTCCAAGGAGAACGCTCATGCTCTTGCGGAGCTTCTCCAGATCGGTGCCCTCTTCACCAGCGGTCTCCCGCGTGCCGTCGAGGTCTTCGGAACTCGGAGGCTTCTGCTCTTCCTTGGGCTTGGACTTGCCGCTCGATGCGGCCTCCCGAGTCGCCTTCATGTCCTCCAGCATGGAGTAGAACGCGTCCTCGTCCATCTTCGCCCAAGCCGACTTCCGTTCGGCGATCTTCTCGTCAGAGAGATCGGTGGCATCCTT